AATGTAAAGCATCCTACCTATATAAGTAGGTCGGTTTCATGTTAAACAAAAAAGGCCGGGAAAACCCGACCTTCTTTGCATGAAAACACTATGAAAAAATCAAAGACCCAGCGAAGTTACAACAGCCGCCTGAACTTTCAAAGGTAAATCTGTCTCTTTGTGGAGAAAATTTAATACATGACCTTTGAAGTCACCGAACGCTTGTCCGAAGTTGGTTTCACTCTGCTGCAACTGAACACCGTAGTCAGCACCAAGCAACCAGTAGTCACCACTTGCATCAAGGGCAATGGCTAACATTCTGTTCTGTGCGAGAAGTTTAATCTCGTTGCGCTGTGCGGTAGTCACTTTGTGCAAACGTGCAACCAAGTCAGCTTCGTAAAACACAGTTCCGTTTTCAGTTGAAGGAATTGTGCGCCAAGTCATAGACCCGGTTTCCTTTTCCAATTCATATTTGAAGTAGCTTTTGCCACCACTCAAAGTGTGGGCAGAAACTTCGCCTGATGATTTGGTGAGAGTAGATTTAGCATCGAATTCCACGAGCCAAATATTTTTGATTCCGGCAGCAGCCGTCTTACAGTCAAGGGTAAAACCCGAAGTTAATTGACATGCCATATTATTTTTTTTAAATTAAAGGGGGGTAGGGTTTTTCCCCACCCCCCGGGTTAAACTTTCTCTATTCGGTTAAAATTAGAGTGTGAAAAGAACAACTTGCTCAGGGTAAGCAACCTGACATCCGTATTTGAAAGCGGTGTGGAATTGTACTCTGCGCTCGAAAGGATTGAAGATAAATTCAAACTCTTCTTCTTCGTTCATCATGTCAGTACCCAAGAAGAAATTGCTCCACAGACCAGCAACGATTTTGTTTGTGCCGTTCATACCGTGCAGACCGTAAATCTTAATGCCACTGATAGGGTCAACGATTTCCATCTCTGCGATTTCGTTTGCAGGGTAGTGGAACAGATTAGAAGTTACCAACCACTGTCTGTAAAGACGGAAAGTATCTGTACCCATAGCAATCATCAGGTCAGGTTTTCCAAGCAGTTCAGCAGGGATAACGCTGTAAATGGTAGTGATGATGTCATCGATGTTGGAAGCAGTGATAGAAGCGTAAGCGTTAGCCACGTTACCTTTGATAGGGTCACCTGCACCACCGAAACCGAGGTCTCCGAGGATAGTCAGGAAGCCATCCCAAAAGCCGTTGTTTCCAACACCACCTGTGGTATCACCCTGCCAAATTGAAGTTTCGATAGCTTCGGCCATTTTAGCGGCTTTTTCAGCTCCGATTTGTTCGGTGAATACACCCATGTCGATAGCTTCACCAGCGGCAAGAGCTTTCTGTGTGTATTTGGTTTCAAGGTCTTTGGGGCACAAAGTTTCCTGAACCTTAACTTTTCCAACGGTCAGGGTGCGCTTGGACAGGGTAGTGTTGCCACTGGTCTGATAAGAGCAGCTGTCAGATTGGAAGTAAACGTCTGAATACAGCAAAGGCAGTATTTCAGCAGATTTGATACCGGGGAGAACCTGTCCAGCACCCTGCAACAGACGTGCAGTTTTGGCGGTGAACATCGCTTTGGTCAGAAGGTTTAAGCTCTCTTCTTTGGTGTAATTGGTGAGACCTGTTACGTCAAATGCCATGATTTTATTTTATTTTTTGATTGATTTGATTGCGGAAACAAAGCCAAAGAAATTTTCCTCTTTTTCGGGTTTAACTGAACCGAATGGCTTTTTGGTCGGCTCAGGGGTGGTGGCTGCAAACTTTTCAAACACGCTGAAAGTTTCTTCAACTTTACCAAGGATGTTTACAAGTGCAGTTTCAAGTGTGGCAATCTTTGCTGCCAGTTCTTCGTTAGCGGCTCTCAAAGCATCGAACTGCTCAACGGATGCAAATTGATTTTCAACCTCAACTTCCTCAACGGCAGTTTCTTCTTTGGTTTCAATCATTTCAACGACACCATCTTTGGTTGTCACCAAAAGACCAGTGGTAGTTTCATGCACTCCATCGGGAGCAGGAACGATACCTTCTTCGCCTTTAACATTCAGGAGCATTCCGGCTGCAAGTTCCTCGCCATCGAAAACCACGATAGTTCCGTCAACCAAAGTCAACTCACCAAACGCAATCTCGGCAGGTTCTTCGCTGAAACGCTGCTTTACCTCTGCCATGAATGCGGCAAGAGATAACTTCATTTCGGCTAATTCTGATTTAAATTCCATATATCTTAAAAGGTAGATTGATTTTAACCTATGCAAAATTTTTCAGCATGGCGGTAATTTCACGCATCATTTCAAGGACTTCGTCTTGCTCTTCCATGTCAAACAAGCCCTCAACTGAAAATCCTTTCCACTCGCCATCCTTAACTTTTGCCCATATTTCCTCGTTGTCTATTAAATAGGTCAAGAACCAGCTGCCATCTTTTGCATCTTCGTACCCGGTAGGTGGCATTACACCACGTTTGCGGTCAATGAAGTATGACTCAATCATGTGAACACCCTCTTTGACGGGGTTGGCATGGTCGGTATTGACTGCTTTATAGGCATCATTGCGGACAAATTTCTTTGCTATCTTCCAAATGGTGTCGGCATCGAATGTAACGTAGTACTCACCACGTATGTCATCGTAGCGGTAAATGGGTAAATCTGCCAACATTGCCGGGCCTGTTACAATGCGCTTTTCTTCGGACTGCACAGAGTATGCCTGACGCATATCAATCTGCTGCAATTTGCGACTTGCCCATTCGATACCCTCATCACCACCCCAAGCCAACCACATCAGGCGGCCACATCCGTCACCTAATTCCTTGTCGCTGTTCTGTCTGTGCCTTTCAAACCCTGCCATTCGTGCAATTGTGTCACGGGTGATGGCTTCACCATTAGCTAACTGATTAGCCCTGATTTTACCCACCGCAGTTCCGCAGTCACCCCATCCGTTTTCTTCGGCCCAACGCAAAGCAACCTTTGCATTTTCTTTGGCCGCTTCGGGGTAGTCATCATAGCTTTCAAATTTCTGTCTGCTTTCCCATTTGCTGTAACACACGGCAGCGGCTTGGTCTTGCTCCATGCCTTCGCCAATCATTACCGGGATGCAACGGCTGATAAATTCATCTTCTGTTTCGTTTGCTGTCGGATCAACAAATTGGTCTTTGAACAGCATGAAGTCTTTTTGTATGGCTGGGCGGTCAACGAGAGAAACAAACTCAACCCCTGTTTCATCGTCATCATTGACCACAATTTTGTACACTGGTAATTCCATATCTTTAAAAGTAGGTTTAAACGACACTTGTATTTCTTAACCTGCGAACCCTTGTCTGCGTTTTGGTAATGTCGCCTTCAAGAACGTACACCCTGCCCATGCCACCGAACTGCCCTTCTTCGGGTAGCGCACCGCCTGTGAGTGGGGTCATTGCACCGGGGGCAGCACCTACCGCACCAACGCTACCGCCACCGCCACCACTTGCACTACCGCCACGTAAAATATCCCTTGCACGTTTTGCGTTACTTAATACCATTGCCAATCCTGATGCGTATACGGCAGCACCTGCAATTTGTGGGCCGGGAGCAGGAACACCCATTGCCGTCATGTTTCGTGCGGTGTTACGTGCTTCAACTATTGTGGATGAAATGGCCTTTGCTGTATCGGCTGCAATGGCTGCGATTGCGAATGCCTTTTGTGCATCACTACCCTCTTTCATCAAACCTGACAGCGCATTGAGTGCGTCGGAAGCACCCTGCAATCCACTCATGCGAATATTTTGTATGGCTTCCTCTTTTCGCTTTTCATCCTCTTTTTGTTTGTCGCCTATCTCCTTTCGCTTTTGGGCAAGTTGTAATTCAAGTGCGGCAACTTCTTCTCCATTTTCTTTACGGATGCGGATTTCATCCTTTAATCTTTTTACTTCTAAATCTGCTGCGGCTGCGTTTAGCTGCTCGGTTGTGAGATTTTTGTCATATAGTGCCGCTTCCTGTTTTTTGTAGAAATCGTTTAACGCTGTAATTTCTTTGTCATTGGCTTGTTTTTTCCATGCTGCCAAATCTTCTTCCGATTTCTTATCTTCTGCTGCTTTTTTCGCATTGGCATCTTTGGCTATTTTGGCAATTTCATCATTGAATATTTTTTCGGCTGCAATATATTCAGCAGAACCCTTGTTAAATCCTTTGACACTTGCTTTAAATCTACGTTCTGCAAGTATTTCGGCACGTTGAACTTCGGTTTTACCCACCAATTCAGCATCCAATATCAGTTGTTCGGAACGCTTTTTCAGTTCATCTTGCCTTGCCTTTTCATCCTGTGCTGCTTTGGCTGCTGCTGCGTTTGCATCGTCTTGGGCTTTTTTTCTTTTTTCGATTGCAGTCTTTGCCTTTTCCTGATTTTCTAACGCCTTCGCTTCATTTGGAAACCCTGCCTTTAATTGCTTGTCGTAAAGACCCTGCGCTTGGGTAACTTCCTGCTGTGCGGTTTGCAGATTTTTCAAACCCCTTTTCCCTAATTCCTGCGCACCTTTGTCTATGCCCATTAACGCACCAACTGCCCCAGCGTAAAAGTTATCCCATGAAGA